GAGTAATTTTAAAAAATTACGAACATTAAGTCCCCATAACTTTTTTAATTTTTTTTTATCTAAATATAATATATTCAATATATTATAAAATGAGTTCTTATTGGAAAGTTGATGACACCATGCGAATTGGTCAGAAGTATATTTCTATTCCATCGGAAAATGGTTTAGAATATACACCCGAACAGAAGATACAGATTTTTGTTGATCCTTCAACTAAGTTTATGAGCGGTCAAGATTCGTACCTTGATTTTAATTTTCAGATTAAACTTCCAGCGGGAGCTGTTCCCACTAAACTGGCTCTTGATCAGATGGGTGGATCTGCTCTCATAAAAAATATTCGTATCTATGATGGTTCAAGGGGAACACTTTTAGAAGAACTGGATTCATATTCTTCTCTGTGTTCGGTAAGGTATGATTATGATACAGATGATTCTGTCCGTAATTATAGAGCTTTAAGGGAAGGTTCGGGAGTTCATAATGTTGCGAATCGTGGAAGTATGGGATCTTCTTATTCCATGATGGCTAATACTCTCACGAATCCATATTTCAAGAAGGTTGAAGGAAATCAGAATGCGTCTGCTACTTGGACGAATGATGCTTTCTTAAAGGCGAAATTATGTATCCCATTACACACAGGAATATTCGCTCAGAACTCCCACATATTCCCAGTTATGATGACGAATGGATTATATATTGAAATTGATACTCCACCCGCGGGAGAAGTTATTAAACAATTAGATAGTGTATTAAAGAACCGCCGAACGAAGCTCAATCCATTCTTTCATTCTCTAAATGGTTCTCTTGTTGCTCCTGACACTTGGCCTGCGAATGCTTCTACATTTGACACTTTTTATATTCAGACTAAAAACAATCTTTCGGGAGATGATGCGGTTTCTAAGTTTCCATTTGTGATTGGTGAAACATTTAAGTTTAGTAGTTTTGATAATATTACAGAGACTTCTAATATTTCGGGAACTATGACAATTTCAGAAATAAATTTATCCAGTAATGGATTAATTCAAGTGAAGCTTGCTACTGCGAGAGCTAATAATGGAGCGGGTGCGACGGCTATTGGTCAAGATGATGTCATGTATTCAACTGCGGTTGAAGAAGCGACTTCTTATGATGTATCTTACACTATATCTAATGTTAATTTAGTAATTAGTGAAGTTATGTTAGACCCGAATTATGAAAAGGGAATGATTCAGAAGGTAAGGGAAGGAAAGAATATTGAGATTGATATTATGACAGCGACTAATTATAAACATAGTATTCTTGCTTCGGATCGTCAGACAACTTTTCAGATCTATGCTCAGAATAGTCGGGCGAAGAGTTTGTTAATTGTTCCACAAGATTCGAGTGTTTATTCTGCTAAGGATCAGATTTGTGCTAATGGAACTTATGAAATATTACAGAATGAAGATAATGATGACACGGCTCTATTTAGTAATCGTTCGGGATATACGGGATGCTGTGATGAACTAAAAGATATTCAGTATCAGCTACAAGGTCGTCTTGTACCATCAAGACCGATAGATGTTTCTAAGATTGCTTCACGACAATCTATTGATGCTTTCCATTTATATGAACTTGAAAAATGTTTAGATAATGCTGGTATTGTTCCACGCTCTTTCAGAGCTTTCAAGGATAATTTTATTTTCGGTCGTGGTTTCGGTGTCAATCAAGGAGCGTTGGATCTAAGGGGAAAAGATCTCGCTGTGATTCTGAAATACACTAACGCCACAGCCCCAGCGAAGGGTAAGCTATTTAATTCATTTGTGGTTCATGTCCGACGCTTCCTTATTGGAACTGGTTCGGTTCAAGTTGTTCTCTAAGTTGAAAAGAGTATGTCAATCATTGACACACTAAATTTTTTTTTATTTATTTTTTGTTTCATTATTTTATATTTTAAATATTATAAAATATGACTTCCCGTATTGTTGAAATTCGCCCAGATAATGTCCCCGCCGATGGTGTTGTTTCTTTCAAGAATGGTTTTCCCGTTCTTTCATGCACTATTTCTGCCCAGGAAGGTCTCTTAGATCCTTCTTCTATTCGTATTGTTGGAAACTTTAATGTTTATTCTGATAATAATGCGACTCCCACACCCGCTCAGGCTGGTGATAATCTCACCATGAATAATCGCCTTGGGATTTATAATATATTTGACCAGCTCACTATTCGTTCCCATCGCTCTAAGATGATATGCGAACAGATAAGACATTATGCGAAATGGTTTAATACTTACTCCGCCCTTACCAGTTCTCTTAATGATCAGATTGGTCATATGAGTACAACCACTTTGCAGATGCCGTCTCCCGATGCTTTCCGTCAGTCTGTTATTGAGAATAATGCTTCGGGAACTAAAACAGTTTCTTTCTCGGCTCATTTACCTTGTGGCTTCGTTCAGAGTGGAAATATGATAGATCTAAGACCCGATGGATTTGGTGGTGTTCAAGTTGAAATCATGTTAATGCCCGATTCTAATGTATTATTTTTTGAAGATGGAACAATCCCAGCTGGAAAGGGTGAAGCCCATTACAGATTATCTAATCTAAAACTATGTTGTGAAGTTCAAGATCTCCCAGCGAATATGAGCCAGTCTCAGGCGTCGGGTTCATTTGAGTTTAATACAATCACATCTCTCTATACTTCCATTAATTCCACGAATGCACAGATTCAATATTCACTTTCCCTTAAAAATCTACAATCTGCCTTTATGACTTTCATGCCCGTTGCGAATATTAATACTCTACAAGCGGACGGATCGGCTACAACTTATCCTTCTAATGCTTCGGTTTCAGCTTCGGGCGGACAACTTGCTGGAATTAAGAGAGTTCAATTCTTAAAGGGTGGAACGAAACACCCAGCTGAGTTTGATTATAATAATATTATTCTTGATGATTCAAGAACTCAACTCCCCGATCCACAGATTATCAAGGGTCTCTATGATGCAGTTGTTCCCGCTTTCCATCAGACACGATCAACTATTTCTCCCATGAATACTAATAGAGATTATCTTATGGGAACACTAAAAGAACCGACTTCATATTCTCGTGTGGTTGATGGTGGAGCTGTAATGGGTCTTGGTGTAAGGTATGGGATTGGAGACGCTGGCGAAGATTTCAGTCAAGAACAATTTGGGGTTTCTATTGAAAGTGAATTAAATACTGACAATCCCGTTGGTGTTTATCTCTTCTTCAAGTCTAAGGCGACTCTTGTATATAATCAGAGCGGGGTTCAATTAATTCAATAGAAAACCCATTTTTGTGAATTATTTATTATATAGATAAACAACAATTTTGGGTTTCCCTTGGATGCTTCGCTTTTGTTTTCTACTCAATAATTTTTTATTTTTTTATTTCATAATTTATAATATATATATTATTATAAATATGAGTTATTCTTCTGATGATGGTAGTATTCCCGACCTTATTTCACTTTCTAAAATCCCAGTTAATTTCGAACAGAATATTGAAACAGATCTCCTTGAACCAGTAGTCTTCAATCAAGGCTCAACCACTCAGGATGGTTTCTGTCGTTTCACCTTACAGAATAAGGGTTTCCTTCATTCTCATTCTAAACTTTTTATCTCTGTTGAAGCGGGGACTGGTGTGAATAGTGGTTATTTCAATCCTGCGACTGGTATTGGTCAAGTAATTAAGAAGGCGGTTCTTAAAATTGGTAATAAAACTTTGAATGAAGTATCTTCTTGGGATTCGCTCCATGCCGTTAAATCTTCCTTAATTAAGAATGAAAATAATGTTGAGCGTGAGTTTTATACTTCGGGGCGATTTATGAATCACAAGTTTCAGTACGCTGACGGCTCTAAGGATATTGCGACCCGATATGAATTAGATAATGGATATGAATATGATGGAGCTCACCCTGGGGAATGTAATATCCCATTATGGGCTGAGATGGACACAGATTATAAACAAGATTCTCCCACTTATTCCATTGATCTCTCGGATCTTTTCCCATTTTTGAAGGTCAATCAGCTTCCACTTTATGTTATTAATGAACCGATCAATATTGAACTAACCTTTTATCCGACTACGGGGGATCGCATGCAGATTGATGCGAGTGATACTCCTGGGGCGGAAGCCTTAATCCGCCGAAGTGATTTGAAGTTCTGTGCTGATTATGTGTTTTATGGTCAATCCGATGAAATGGAACGATGGGCGAATGCGAATAAGGATTTAAGTTTCTCATTTGTAGATTACAGACTGGTTGAAACTACAATCAACGCCACAAGTCTCGGTTCTGGAATAATTAGAAATCTTGGTATGGCTAATCGTGTTGTCCCCCGTATCATTACACTTTTATCTAATGATAGTCTAACAGAAACAAGTATTCTCACACGGGCGAATAGTATTGCCCCTTCTGTGAATGCTTCGGGTGTTCCTGGTGCGATTAAGTATAATGTGAGATATAATGACCGATATGAATATACTTCTGATGTTGATAATACTGCCCGTCTGTTTAGTATTCTTACAGATTCGGAAGGTGTTCCTTTCATTAGTCGTACAGAATATTCTAATGAGCGTGATACTCTTGGAGCTTCTACACTTCAAGGACGAGCTCAGAATACTAATCTCCGTGGTCATTTCTTCTATCTCGGTTCTAAACTAACTAATGGTCGTGTTGGACAGCGTGGGGTTGAGCTTCATTTAAGTGGTGGTTTCACGGGAACAACAGCGAATACCATGAGAAACTTCTGTGAATATCTCCGGGTTGCTCGTCTCTCTAATGGTATGTTCGATGTA